GGCGGTCACAAGCCTACCTTGCCAGGCCCGCTTATAAATGGTTACACAAGTGCCCTTTCTGTATCCAAAGCCACTACAAACCCGCCCCATTTAGAAACATTTTCCAATTTTCCTAAAGCTGGAACCTGGTACCGACTCGGCTCACGTCCTCGCTGTCCGTCTATGTAGACAAAGCCTTCAAACTGACGAGCAGAGCGAGCCCCAGGGCTAGCGGTCGGGAACACCATTCGCACCAGTTCAGCAGGTGCACCGCCGAGAAGAATTTTTGTCGAAAGTTGCGACCTCACGGCATTCGGGATAGTGTCCACGCTAGCAAACTGCGAAGCAACTACAAGAATAACGCCACTTGAGCGACCTTTTAAGGCTATCTGAGTAAGCAAAGCGATCAGCTCCGCTTTTTCTTTTGCTTGTGCAGAAGCTACCAAAGCCCCGAGCTCATCGATGGCAACCACTAGCGGAGTAAGTCCCACCTCGCTAGCCTTAAGGCCTAAACGTTGCTGACGTGCTCCTTCTTTGCCAAGAAAGTCCTCTCGTTGCTCCATTTGAGCTACAACATAGCCAAGCATAGAAAGGACGTCAGAGACTCCAGAAGCACGTTGCAAGACGTTAGAAAGAGCCTGAAGCTCGTTCTTGCCGTCCACCAGGTACACCTGGGAGCCACCTGCTAGTAATTGAGCCAGGAAAGCAAGAAGCGTTGTCGTTTTACCTGCTCCTGACTTACCAAACAAGCCAAGACCTGGAGACTTCTCGAAATCAACAGTAAGACCCTTTTGCAGAACAATCTTAAAAGGCACCGCAGAGGAAATGACAGAGGTCACGTCTAAGCGCTTATCAGAAGCCACGTCCTCAAGTATAAAGACCGAATAAACGCCCCCAGGCTCTCGCCAATAATCGACCACCTCAAAGGCTTCCCAGTCTTTTCTTGTAGCTACTGAAATAAGTTCAGCAAGTTTTTCATCTTCATCAAGCCCTGGTAGTCTTTCTATTTTGACTTCTAACACTTCATCAGTGCCCTGTATTTCAATCCAGGGCACACCAACAAGAGACGTTTTCAGCATTGGATTTACTGACTGAACATCAAGAAAAGCACGTGTCAGAGCTTCACGGAGTTTCAGGAGCTTCCACGCTTTCAGCACTCCAAAACGCTTGTAATAACTCCAACGGCTCCACCAGGTGCGCCACTTAGAAGCGCCTTGCTCCTGAAAAGAGCCATCAACTAGTTCAAACTTTCTCATCTCGTTATTCAGTTGAGAAAATTGAGAAAAGCCAGTGTTTTCTAGCTTTTAAAATCTCAATACCTAAAGCATAGTAAGGCCAATCAGATTTTTCAAAAAACACTTCGTTTTCATCTAGCAGGTGCACCGCTTCAAAGTATTTAGCGTCACCCCACAAACATTGAGCTAATTTTACCTTATACAAGGCATCACTCTTGGAATACTTCAAATCACATTTCATAACCCAATCTCTAAGACTATCGAAAATCTCAGAGTCTGTCTTGTCACGCCAGCCCCCTTTACTCATTACTATCATTTCGAACTCCTGCAAAATTATGAGCAACAGAAATACCTTCGACCTCATCCAAGTAGTAAGAACGTTCACGGCTAAAATGATAACCTGACGCTTTAAGCTCATACAGAGCACCTGGACTTAGCTCGTATTTTTTATCAAAAACCACTCTCACAAGCTCAGCAGTTCCAAATTGAACAAAAACATACGTCCAACCTTTTTGTTCTCGTGAACGCTTCGGACGACCATCTTCGCCGAGCACATTCGAGCCATCAGCATTTTTTAGCTTAGGGAAATATTCCGTTGGAGTAGTTCCAGGATACTGCACAATTAAAGTAAAACTCTCTTTTGATTTTTTTTGAACAGGAAGAAACGTCTTCCAATTATTATTATTTTTAGGCAAACAAAGGCCCTCCTATAAATTATTTTTTTCCTTCCAACACTATTTTACGTTCTTTTTTTTAAAAAAATTGGTAACAAAAAAAGCGACACAAATCGCTCTTTTTTTATTTTTTAAATAGTCTAGCCCAAAATCCTTTTTTTGTTTCCTGGCTCTCAATTAAAATCTGTTTTGATTTTATTGTTTCTTTCAAAGATGAAATTATTACTTCATTAGCTGAAATCATTACTTCATAATTAGACCTCATATCTGCCAATGTTTCTCTATAGCTATCTCTTTGACTTTGTTCAGACTTCTTTAATTCCTTATTTTCAGCCTTTAATGCCTTGATTTCAGCAGATAGCACATTGATAGCATTTTCAATCTCATCGCTATCATCAAGCAATCTTTTCAAAACAAAGGCATTAACTGTCATCTTTTCATTTTTTGCCTTTTCTTCGATAATCTCTTTTTCTTTTTCTGTCAATCTTAAACAAATCTGCTTCTTTTTTTCTTCCAAAACAATACCTTTCTAATGATATAATTAAGCTATCTTATTGCTAGCTTAATTATATCATATCGCTATATCATTTTTTACATTTTTATCTATTCTTTCTCTACAAAATCGCCATCAATCACGTCACCATCGTCAAAAAAGTTCTTAAATTTATCTGATATCTCAACTTTTACATTTAGGTCTTTTGCTTCTTTTTCTAACTCTGCACCGTGTTTTTTCTCTACTTTTTTATGCACTTTAACAAACGGCTCGCCAATTTTTTTCAAATTTTCTTTTGTGTTGTTTTGTGCAAACTCAATCATAGAAGCCTCTACCTTCATAGCTCTCTCATATTCTTTATACTCACCATCTGATAAGGCTTGACTCACATATATTTCCAATGACTGTTTAGTGACCTCAATAAAGACCGGAAATCTTCTATATCCTTGCGTTTTATCTTCTTTCTTGTGTTTCGTTCTATTTCTATCTACGTACTCACCAGCAAGTTCATCAATAAAATCTTGAAACTTCTGAACCGATGTGATAATATTTACCGTATTTGTTAGGTTGATTTCTCCATACTTAACTGATAATGAAATCTTTTCTGGATTGATTGCAAATATTTTCCATACTGTTCCACGATCAAATTTTGATAATAAATCCTTAGCACGCCAATCATCCCAAATAATAACTGGTTGCCCATCATATCTATCAAACGCTACTCGACCATCCCCAACAGTAAAAAATATTTTTTCATCTGGTAAATGTGGAAATAATGACCTCGCCATCGCTTTCGCCGCAACGCTCTTACCTGCCCCACCGTTACCAGTTATATAATAATTTGACCGTACTGTTGGAATAGGTTTTTTTGCTAAATAGTTTCTTCTTGCTCGTTTAAATAATGCTTCTTGCTCATTAAAAAGTGACTTTTCTTTCTGATAAACATCATCTAAATCATACTCACCACTATTTATTTTTTTCATCAATTTTTCAATAAGTTCTGCCTTTGGTAGCGTATTGATAAGTTTTTCAGTTCTATCATCCAATCTCTCCCAAAAGTGTTGCGCTATTTCCTCTGACGGAAATTTCACTTCTTCACGTTCGTATCTATGCTTTCCTAATTCTTGGTACTGCCTTGGGTGTTCGTGTGTTAAATATTGAATACCATCTAAAAACGAACCAGCCCCACGCCAAGCCTCTACATAATTCTCGGGAACTCCAAACGTTTTTGCTAAACTTCCAATCTCTACTGCATTTTTAAAATGCAACATCACGTGCCAATGAGCTGGTCTATTATCTCCTATCTCCTTGCCCTCTGGTATATCATCGTCTTGATTGTATTTGTCCTTGTCGTGTCTTATATATGCCCACGCTTGCAGACTCTTTTGCCTTTCAGCAATCCCTTTTATTATCACGGCTTCATTGAAAAATAAATCCTCTCCAGTTAATGGATTTTTTTCATATTGCATTATCATATAATAGCGTGAACGTATTTTACTTTTCGCCATCTTTTTTACCTCTGAAATTATTTTATTTTCTTTACTTTAATTATAGCACATCTTTCCATTTCAACACACTTATTTTTTTATATTTTTATTTTTTATGTGTTCGTGCACACAGCCAACACACCCGACACAGTGGCGACTTCTCAAGTCCTGTCGCCACGCAAAGCCTTGATATAACTGCGTTTTTAAAATCCTCAACACAGAAAACACATATTTTCAGATTTTTTTTTTACAAAAAATACATCTGTGTTTTATGTGTGACAACCTCTTTTCTCAACTTACAAAAGATATTCACTTCGTGAATATTTCCAAGAGTTGTTTTTTTGGCATTGTTTTTTTTTCTTGTAGAGCACAAAGAAAATCAGCTTTATTTTCGCTTGAAGCTCGTCCTGGTACGATACCCCTAAAACTTCTCTAAAACACCAAATTAACGGGAAATTGGAAAAAGCCATTTTTTTAGGCTTTTTTCCCCCGTTTCGGGCACCATTGACAAGCGGTTCCCCCTGGCGACGGTCTAGGCAAGCCCGACCCCCGAAAGTCTTTCAGCCTTTCGGCTGGCGGTCACAAGCCTACCTT